CAGCTAAACCAGCTGCTACTAAACCTATTGGTGATAGTAAAGCACCTAAAATACCTGTAAGTGAGCCTACCAATGTTATAATTGTTGGTAACGCTATTGCTACACCACCTAGAGCAATTGCTAATTTTTTTGTATTAGGACTTAGTTCGTTAAATCTTTGATATAGATTTTGTACAAAACTTGCAGCCTTTTGTAATAAAGGCACTACAGCAACTAATAATTGTTGCCCTAGACTAGCTAGAGTTTCTTTTGCGCCATTGACAGCTTTTTGAAATTGAAAACTTGCGCTCTTTTCTGTAATTTTAAATGCTTCAGCAGTTGACCCAGCACTTTTAGATAGTGAATCAAATATACCTTTAGCATCCTCCATACCAGCACCAGTTAAATCTAGCACACCTTTTAAGGCTCTAATGTTTGGAAATATGCTTGTAATGTCAACGCCAAACTCTTCAGTTTTGCCTTTTAACATTTCTAAAGTATTCATCAAACCTTCTTCAGCTAAACTTTTTTGCACACCATCTGTGCTAAGTCCCATTGCTAGTAATGCTTGTTCAGCTTCAGCTGCTGGTTTTTTTAAAGAAGATAGTATTGCTGTTAATTGTGTTGCTCCTACAGCAGCGTTTGTACCTGTTCTTGACATAGCTGCCATTGCAGCACCGACTTGGTCAAACGATACACCCATATTAGAGGCTATTGGTATAACACCACCCATTGCGCCAGCTAGCTCACTAGACTCTAGTTTACCCTCACGTACAGCAGCTGTTAAAACATCTGTTGCAGATTCAGCATTTAAAGACCCATCAGCATATGCGTTCATTGCTGAGGTAGTTAAATCAGCAATAGTTGCAGTATCTCCTAATCCAGCAGCTGCGGCTTTTGTAGCAAATTTAAGAGTTTCTAATGATTCCGCAGTACCTAAACCAGCAGAGGTTATAAAGAATAAAGCATTAGCTGCTTCATTACTACTTATACCTGTTTCTAGTGCCATTTTTCTAGCACTTTCGCCCATTTTATCAACCTCATCACTAGCAACCCCTACAAGTGCCTTAATTTTAGTCATAGACTTGTCAAAGTCTAATCCCATTTTTACACTAGCACCACCTAACAAAGCCATTGGCAATGCAACAGCTTGCAAAGATGAGCCTAGTCCTTTTAGTTTACCACCAAATGATTTTAATTTGCTTGATGCACTTTTGATAGCTCCGTTTAAGCCACTAGCATCACCATTTATTTTTACTCTTAATGGTTGTGTTGCCATATCTTAGAATTTTAACAAAAATACAAAAAAAAAGACTCTTAATTTTTCTCTTTACTTTTGTTGACTTGTTTAAGAAATTTGTCGTATTGTTCTCTTGTGCTTTTTGGTTTATCCTTTTCTAAATAAACATCTTGTGGTAGTGGGAATAATTTATCAGGTGTAATCATATTGGCACGTTTATCTACATTTATATTAAATAAAATCATAGATAAATAACGCACACGTTCCCACTCTAAATTTTGCTTGATCATATGGGACTCACCGAGTAATTGATTTTCACCCCAAGTATGCGTCCAAAAATCACTTGGTGAAATCCCTATTTGACCGATATAATAATCTAAAATATCGTCCCAACTAATGGACGCTTTTACTTTCCCTTTTTTGTAGTTTTTGTGACCTTACGTTTTATACCAACGTTTAAATCATTACCAAGAATTTTAGATTCTAACATTACAGCAACAATATCTTCTAATTTAGATGCTTCTAAATCAGCTAACCAATTACCTACTGTAAACTCGTTGTAATCTATTTCATTATTTTCTTCTTGGTCAAAAGCTAAAAGCGCTGAATGTATCAACGCTCTTATGTTTTTTATAGAAACACCACCTTCAAAGATAGCGCCTATTTCATCTAATGATATACCTAATGATTCAGTAAAGTTCGCCCAAAAATTCATTGAAAAATGCATTGTACGACTTTTACCACCCAATTTAATGGTGTAGTAACCCCTTTTTCTATTTGCCATTTATGTTTTTTTTATGTTAGTTTGTTGACTTAGTAATTGCGCCAGTTAACGTAATTGAACCAGAATAGCTAACAGGACTTTCCATTTCAGCAGATTGCTCTAATGAAGATAAAAATCCTTCTGCTGTATAAACAGAATCGCCAGTCTCAGCTGTACCAAATACACAAGTAATTTGTGTTCTAGCTAATAAGAAATCAGCCATTTGAATTGCGTTTGATGAATCACTATAGTCTACTAATCCTTCAAATGAAATTTCACCACTTATTACACCAGCAATTACTTCTTGAAATCCGTTAGAATCTTTAGTTGTAGCTTCTGGTAAATCATTTGATAACGACATTGAACAACTAGTTGTGTGTCCAAGAGTTACTGTTTCGATTTTCAATAATAGGTTAGTTCCATTAAATACTGATGTTGTAGCCATTTTTTAAATTTTATAATATTTTATTTCTACAAATATACAATATTTATTTATTATGCAAGATTCCAATTGAAGTTAGCATTATTCCAAAATACATCTGTTGTATTCCAATATCTGTGACCACTTCTATCATCTTGAATGCTAAAAAAATCAGTTAATTGTATTTCTAAATCGTAGCTTACAACATTTTCTGCCTCAGCTATTGCTTCTACATTTACAATATAACCAGTGCCAGTTAGTGTCATTCCTAAAAAAGCCTCTTGTGTAAACACAAATTTATTTAGCTCTCTTGTGAGTACCATTGAGCTAAACTCTTCAAAGCCAAAGGTATCACTATAATCTATTAATCCAGATACTGATATAGTGCCTGATTTAACACCAGCAATTACTTCTTGAAAACCTGCTGATTGTTTTGTGGTTGATTTTGGTAAGTCTACGTTAAGATTAAAACTAGCACTTGTAGAATGTCCTAGCAATATTTCATTATGAAACAGCCCAAAAGATGTTCCATTAATATATGCCATTACTCTTTAACTTCTTCTTCTACTTCTTTGAATGATCCGTCTTTAAGGTCTACATTAATTTTTCCGTACTTTTCTACTAATTCATTTCTGAATTTTTCACTTTGTTCTTCTAAATTTTCGTAACCTTTGTGTAGTCTTTTTTGTTGTGTAGCTAATGCACCTAAATCGTGGTGTATAGCATTTCTAGTTCCTTCTAATTGTTGTAATTGTTTGAACTCTTCTTCAGATAAATTCCCCATTTTTGTTTTTGTTTATTATTAATTATTCGTTGTTTGGTAATGGCAATGTTACACTTGTAGGATTTTCTAACTCAGCTATTTGTGCATCTAAATTAGATTTTAATTCATCAACATCCATTAATGGTGTTATCCATCCTACAACTATATCAGTTGTTAAGTCAGCAAAAGGTATAAAATCTCCTTCAGGTGCTTCAACTGTTTGTGTACCTATAATTGTAGCTTGTTTAGTATCAGGTTCTGCTACATCATCTGATGCAGAATATCTCCAATGTACATTATAAACTACATCACTATTACCTTCTTCTAAAGGTCTACAATCTACTGCTGGGATGTCCCAAGAATATGTATTTGCCATAATTATTATTTTCTACAAATATACAAATTTATTTAATTATTAGTTTTCTAATTTAGTTATTCTTGTTTTTAAATCTTCTATTATTTCTTGTTGTTCTTTTATTGCGTTTATAAGTACTGAAGTTAATTCTGAGTAAGCTACAGATTTTAATCCCGTCTCAGGTGATTCTAATACAAGTTCTGGTAACACAGCTTCAACTTCTTGCGCTATAACACCAACTTTAGTAACATCTGTATTAAAATCAGTTCTATTATAGTAAACACCTCTAATAGCTTTGACCTTACTAATACAATCACTTATTTCAACTACATTTTTCTTAGTTCTTGCGTCAGAGTTTTGTGTCAACGTACCTTGTATAGTCATATTAGCTGTTGAGGCAAAGAACTGATATCTAGTAGAAGTTCCTTGTCTCCAATATATATCACCACAATTCATATCAAAATAAGTGTTTGCGTTATTTGTATGAAATCTAAAGTGATTAGCAGTTGCGTAATTACCTAAGTATAAATCACCAACACCAGTACTGTCTTTTATTAGCGCTACTCCATCTACGTCTAATGCAACGCCAGATGTGATTGAAGTAGTATTAATACCAAGGGGTTTATAAGTTACTATATGAGTGTTACTTATTCTAATTCTAGTGTCTGCATTTACTCCGAGTACTAAAACATTGGCAGAATCTCTAAACATACCAGTATTAGTGTCATTTGTAAAAGAATAACCTGGTGCGCCTTTGTTACCATCTACTGCATATATTTCACCACCAAATGTAGATGTTGTATCAGCGTTAAGTGTTAGTGCAACACCCTGTTGGTCTACCAAAAATCTTAAATAACCATTACTAGCATTACTCGCAGCTATTGTGTTTACGCCAGCATTTGTAAGATTTATACTACCACTTGTGTTTATTGAACCAGCTACATCTAATTTAGCACTAGGCGTAGTCGTCCCAATTCCAACTGACCCTGTGGAGGTAATACGCATTCTTTCAGAGCCACCTGTACCAAATTTCATAGAATCAGTATCGTGATTATAAGTAAAAAACCCTGAATTAGTACTTGAATTATCTCTAAAAATAACACCTGTATCTCCTGTAGTTGTTGAGTTAAAATAATAATAGCCACTTGCAGTTGTTCCTACTATCCCTTGTTCAATATTACCTCCAGATGTTATACGCATTCTTTCTGTACCTCCAGTCGAAAATCCTAAATTATTAGCTGCTGCTCTAAACATACCAGTATCATCATCGCTATAAAAAGTATGTGTTGGAGATGATGCAGACCCATTTGTAGTTCCAATTTGACCACTAACACTTAATTTAACTGAAGAATCAGGTGACATACCTATTCCTACACTTCCTGCAAAAGTTGCAGACGCATCACTTGCATCTAATTTTAAAAGTCCATTTGTAGCAAATTGAGAGTTTGTATGTGTGAAGTATAATCTAGCAGAATCAGAGCTCATAAAGAATTGAGCGTCGCCAGAAGTTCCTCTGATAAAACTCAATAAACTTTGTTGACCTTTTAAAGCCATTTGTGCTGTTGATGTATCACCACCTCCAACACTAACTTTACCTGCAAAAGTTGCGTTAGAACTATCTAATGAAAATTCTGTAGTTCCATTAACATCAAACTCGTATTTACCATTAGATGAAGATATATTAAAAGTATGAAGAGCGTGTGCTGAAATATTAGTGCCGCTCGTAATTGATAATCTTCTTAAGCCACCAGACCCACCAACAAAATAAGTTCCCTCAGAACTTAAATTTGTATCTATTTCACCCGCAAAAGTCGCTCCTCCTGCTGAAGAAGTAATATCTCCTGATATATAAATATCTCGCCATTGATTTGTTGTTTTACCTAAATCATTTGCTTGATTAGCATCAGAACCATTTGAATAGCCACCAACAAAAGCAACGCTATCCATTTTAAATGACCTACCACCATCTGATGTAAAATAAGGCGCTTTCACATATCCTCCAAAAGTTGTATTACCGTCACCATTTATAATCATAGATTGAGTAGTGGTAGTTGTAGTTGACCTATTAAATATCAAACTAGCATTTACACCTGAAATACCTATTGCATTTATTACAGAAGAACCTCCACTTGTTCCTAATTCTAAATAATTTGTTGTACCATTTTGTCTGCCAATTTTTAATTTAGCAGCGTTTCCTGTATCGCTATTTAACTCTAAAGTTGCTGTAGGAGTATCTGTCCCAATCCCGACTTTGCCGTCTTCGTGCCAAGACATTACTCTAGTTCCTCCGTTAATACCTATATCTATATAATCGTCTACTCCTGACCCAGATTGAGCTCCAAAACTCCAATTTTCATTTCCTGT